ACACCTAAAAAAGTTGCATTTATGACTAAACCTAAAAATGTAGAAGAAAGAATAAAGAAAGACGAAAAAGAATTAGAGAAGTTATTAGAAGAGCAAAAAGAAGATGCTAAACAAGATACAGAGTCTAAGACTGAAACTGATGATACTACAGAGCCAGACAGTGCTGAGGAACGTAGTTTTAAAAAGCGTTATGGCGATTTACGAAAACATCAGCAACAACAGCAAAAAACTTTTGAAGATAAAATTATAAATCTTGAGAGACAGCTTAATGAAGCTACTAAGAAAGAAATAAAATTACCTAAGACAGAAGAAGAATTAGAGACTTGGGCAAAAGAATACCCTGATGTGGCTGCGATTGTAGAGTCAATAGCAATCAAAAAAGCTAGAGAGCAGTCAAAGAATTTAGAAGATAAGATGAAACAATACGAAGACTTACGTGTTGAAGCATCAAAAGAAAAAGCTGAAGCAGAATTATTAGCTATACATCCTGACTTTGCTAAGATTAGAGAAAGTGATGAGTTTCATAAATGGGCAGAAGACCAACCTAAATGGGTACAGAATGCCTTGTATGAAAATGATAATGACGCTAAATCAGCCGCAAGAGCAATTGATTTATATAAAGCTGACATGAATATAACAAGTCAAAAGCCTAGCAAAGATGCTGCAAAAGCTGTTAATGCTAAAGGTGAAAGGTCAGAACCTCAAAGTAATGAGAGTAAAAGTTTTATAAAAGAATCAGATGTTCAAGCTATGTCTGCAGAAGAATATGAAAAGAAGTCAGACATGATAATGGAAGCAATTCGAGCAGGTAAATTTATATATGATTTATCAGGCTCAGCAAGATAATAGTTGACAAACAATAATTTGTATGTATAACTATTGTATGAAAGTTGTATCTATCCCTATGTAATAGCTACATAGATACAATACTCGCAAGTATAAAGAATATTAGACCTACTCTGTCAAGTAAAAGCCCAATTATATTACGTACAAATGTAATTGCACCTTTGAAAAATAGACCCCTAAATAAACTAAATATTTTGCATTTGTTTATAGTATATAAATAAGGAGAAATACTATGGCGTTTAAACAAGCTGCTGGATATGGTAATCTACCTAATGGTAATTTCTCACCTGTAATATATTCGAAGCAGGTTCAACTAGCATTCAGAAAAAGTTCTGTTGTAGAAAGCATTACTAATTCTGATTACTTTGGTGAAATTGCAGCAA